GGTCCAGCAGCTATGGCTATGGGCGCTAAAGAATTATACGATAGCTATAAAAAATATGATGAGCTTATGCCAGGTACTAAACCTAATATGAGTAAAAAGTCAGATTCTATTGTAGATGCTATTAATTCAGATTCTGATGCTTCTACGCGAGCTAACTCTCGTGCAGCAAATAGAGAAGCTATATACGGTACACAAAAATCAGAACCGTCTACGCCAGCTAAAAAAGATGAACCTGTTGCAGTAGTTAAAAAACAAACCACAGTGGTTTCAAAACCTAAAGTATCCGCCCCAGCTAAAAGCTCTCGCAATAGTATGGCTGATGAGTGGGCGGCTTTTTCTAAAGGGAGAGAAGCTGATACGGCTGCGTTAAAAGACATTACTGACCGCTATTCAAAAACAGGTACGTTAGTTAATCCTGAAGACGAAAACGCTTATACAAAATCAGTAGCTGGTGAAGAGTCTGAGTACAAAAAAGGCGGCATGACTAAGCGTCCACCTAAACCTGCTAAGAAAGTACCACCTAGAAAGTTTGCATCGGGCGGTAGTACATCACGTACATCGGCTTCTAAACGCGGTGATGGTTGTGCAACTAAAGGCCATACAAAGGGTAAATACCTATGAGATTCTCTCGCGGAATGGGGGCAGTTAACCCTAAAAAACTCCCTGGACGAAAAGGTAAAAAATAATGACGACATCGGGTACAGCAAACTTTAACCTTGATTTAGGTGACCTCGTAGAAGAGGCGTTTGAGCGCTGCGGACAAGAGCTTCGCAGCGGTTACGATATGCGCACAGCTAGACGTTCTCTAAACTTACTCTTAGTAGAGTTTGCAAACAGAGGTATTAATTTATGGACAATTGAACAGTGTGCTGTACCCATTTCGCTTATACCGGGTCAAATTGCTTATGACCTACCTATAGACACTGTTGATTTACTTGACCATGTAGTACGTACAGGCACAGGGCAAAATCAAGTAGATATTAATATTTCTCGTATCTCTGAATCGACTTACTCTACAATCCCTAATAAGAATGCACGGGGCAGACCGATTCAAGTATGGATTAACCGCCGCACAGGAGCAACTTACCCTGACGGTGCAACTACAGTTACTAAAGCTCCACAGATTAATATATGGCCTACACCAGACCAAGGCACAGTCGAAGCACCTTATTATTACTTTGTTTACTGGCGACTACGCAGGATGCAAGATGCTGGAAATGCAGTAAACACACAAGATATCCCGTTCCGTTTATTGAACGCGATGGTAGCAGGATTAGCTTTTTATCTTAGTATGAAGCTTGCTGGCGTAGACCCTACGCGTATCCAAATGCTTAAAGGGGAGTATGAGCAACAGTTAGACTTGGCACTCTCAGAAGACAGAGAGAAAGCAAGTAATCGGTTTGTTCCACGGATTATGCACGTTTAAGTATGTCAGTTAAATACTCGTCAGGTAAGTGGAGTCACGGATTTTGCGATAGGTGCTCTCAAAGGTTTCAGTTAAAAGATCTGAAGAAATTAACTATTAAGACTAAAGTAACTAATATACTTGTCTGTAAGAGTTGTTGGGACCCAGACCACCCGCAACTGCTGATAGGGATGTTCCCAATTTATGACCCACAGGCATTACGTAACCCGCGCCCTGATACAAGTTATTATCAATCGGGTTTAAATACGTTACAATACCCAGAAGACGGAAGTCGTGTATTTCAATGGGGTTGGGCACCAGTTGGTGGCGCTTCACAGTTTGATGCAGTACTTACACCTAATTACCTTGTTGCCATCGCGTCTGTTGGCACTGTTACAATCACAACTTAGAGAACTACCATGACAGGCAAAATTAAAACAGAACCTACTCCTAAAGTAGCAGGCTATCCACAGACAGGCATTAAAACGTCTGGTGTTAAAACTCGTGGAAACGGCGCTGCAACGAAAGGTAAAATCGCACGCGGACCAATGGCATAACTATGACGTACGATGAATTGTGTACATCTATTCAAGATTATGTGGAGAATACGTTCTCCACAACGCAGATTGACGTCTTTATTAAAGAGGCTGAACAACGCATATACAATTCAATTCAGCTACCAGATTTACGCAAAAACGTCACGGGTATAGTTACTCTACACAATAAATACCTGCAATGTCCGGGTGACTTTTTATCGGCTTACTCTATTGCGGTTATTGACCCTACATCCGGTGAGTACACCTACCTTTTAAACAAAGACGTTAACTTCATTCGCGAAGCTTACCCAAGCCCAACGAGTTATGGAACACCTAAGTATTACGCTATCTTTGGACCGCAGTCTAATGATATAAACGAGCTTACATTTATCTTAGGACCTACACCTGATGTGCAGTATGAAACAGAGCTTCACTATTTCTACTACCCGCCTTCTATAGTTGTTGCGGGAGACACATGGCTCGGTGAAAACTTTGATTCTGCTTTGTTATACGGGTCTATATTAGAAGCATACGTTTTTCTCAAGGGTGACGATTCAATAATGACTCAATACCGTCAAAGATATGAAGAAGCAATGAATTTATTGAACACTCTTGCGACAGGTAAAGATAGGGGAGACGCTTATAGAAATGGTCAAGCTAGGATACCGGTAAGATAATGCAATCAACTAGAAAAGAAGCCTTGTTAGTAGGCGATACCCATTATAATACTGGTAAGCCTTGTAAAAAAGGGCATATTAGTATTAGGCTCACTAATTCTGGAGCGTGTAAAGAATGTGCAAACCATAGGCAAAAAACTGTTAGAAAAAACTCATGTAAAAAACAATTACCTTTATTGAGTGAGATGGTTACGTCTAAAAAAGATGCGCTTTTAAAAGGGGATTCTCAGTACTACACTGGTACTCCTTGTAAACATGGACATATTTCCCCTAGACGAGCTAACACTGGAGAATGCATGGAGTGTAGAAAAACTCATTTACAAGGATGGTATAAAAGTAACCCAGAAAAAATACAAGAGTATTCAATTAAATACGCGGATAAAGCCTCAGAAAGATATTATAAAACTATAGACCATGCTAAAGCAGTTAGAAGTGCCTATAGACGAGCTAATAAAGACTTGGTAAATGCGAAAACAGTAAAATATCAAACAGCTAAGAAAAATCGATTGCCTAAGTGGGTCGATGCAAATGAATTGTGGATGATGAAAGAAGCATACGATTTGGCAGATATGAGGTCTAAACTATTTGGTTTTTTATGGCACGTTGACCATATAATACCTTTACAAGGTAAAAAAGTATCAGGGCTACATACAATATCTAATTTACAAGTTATCCCTGCTATAATAAATACTAGAAAATCTAACAAGTGGACATCCGCATGATAGTACAAGGCCAAACAACTAGCTTTAAAGAAGAGCTTTATAAAGGCGTGCATAATTTTGAAGCGGATACGTTTAAGATTGCCTTGTACACAGCTAATGCTACTTTAAATCAAGATACCACTGCTTACACAGAGGTAGGTGAGATTACGGGTACTGGATATACAGCAGGCGGACAAACGCTTTTAAACCCTGTAGTTAGTTCAGCAAGTGGTGTTGCGTATATCAGCTTTGATAATATTGCATGGACTCCAGCAAGTTTCACAGTACGTGGCGCGTTGATATATAATAGCTCTAAATCTAACCGCTCTGTCGCTGTACTGGACTTTGGTAGCGATAAGGTAACAGCCTCAACTTTTACAATAACTTTTCCAGCGAACACAAGCACTTCAGCTATTATTCGCTCATCCAATTAGGCAAACATTATGCATACAGAAAAAGTAAATGCACAAGATTCCGCAAGCGTAGAACTATCTCGCAACGGTAAGTTAGATGAAACTCTCTCTATATCAGGGCACTATGACGTTAAATGTTTTGATGTTGATGGTATTCTGAAATGGGAAGATGTTATTGAAAACCTCGTTGTAAACGTAGGTAAAGCAGATTTATTAACTCAGTATTTTAAAGGCGCTGCATATACTGCTGCATGGTATATGGGTCTTGTAGATAATGCTTCTTTTACTGCCTATAATGCGGCAGATACTATGGCTTCTCATGCGGGGTGGCTTGAAAGTGTCGCTTACTCTAATGCAGCTAGACCTACAGTAAGTTTTGGTACTGCTACTGCATCTGGCGGCGGCGCAGGTACTCCGGGCACAGGCTCTTTAGTATCTACAGCTACTACATTTACTATTAACGCAAGTGCAACTATTTTAGGGGCATTCTTAACTACTATCAGTACTAAAAGTGGAACAACTGGAACTTTATATTCAGCAGGTACCTTTACTGGTAGTAGCCGTATTGTTGCTTCAGGTGACTCTTTAGTTGTTACATATACTGCACAGGATTAGGAGGTTTTATGGCTGCAAGTTTTAAGATTGGTGATATGGTTAAGATTGTTACAGTAGTCCCAGAAGGACCTGTTAAAGCCCTTAGTGTTAGTCAAGACGGGGATATTCAGTATTTAATTTCTTGGACAGATGTGAACAATACTACTCAAGAGCGATGGTTTAACGAAACTGATTTAGCAAAGGTGTAATATGGCATTAGTTTTAGCGGATAGAGTTAAAGAGACTACAACCTCTACGGGTACTACCGCTATTACTTTGGCTGGTGCTCCTACAGGCTATCAAACTTTCTCAGCTGCGGTAGGCAATGCAAATACTACATATTATACTATCGCAGACCAAACTGGAGCTAACTGGGAAGTTGGTCTTGGGACCTATACAACTATAGGCAATACATTAAGTAGAACCACTGTTTTAGCATCTAGTAATGCTAATGCATTAGTATCTTTTACTGCGGGAACAAAAGATGTATTTGTTACTTACCCTGCTGAGAAAGCGTTGTATTTAACAGCTGCGGGTCAACCTAACGTGAGTTCAGGCAACTCCTTTGAACAAACGGCTATCGTACTTGGTATAACCTAATGTTTGGGTTTGCGCCTATTGCAGCACTCCCCTTTGCTGTAGCACAAACATCTAGTACTTATGTAGTAAGTATTACAGAGGCAGTTACAGCCGCAGAATCTGTATCTTGTACGCTTGCCCTACCATCTGCGCGTACAGAAACGTCAACAGTTACAAACTTACAAAGCGCTACGCTTGCCCTACCATCTGCGCGTACAGAAACGTCAACAGTTACAAACTTACAAAGCGCTACGCTTGCCCTACCATCTGCGCTTACAGAAACATCAGTAGCTACTGGCTCAGTATCTAATACATTAAGAGCAGTATCGACAATTACAGAAACATCAGTAGCTACTGGCTCAGTATCTAATA